CATCTTTTTCAGATCTTGGATGTCCAGATTTAACTGGGAAATAAACTACAACAGTATTGGCAGAAACTAAATCATCTTCAATTTTATAGCCTGCTGCTTTAAAAAGATGAACCATAGGATCTGTTGAGCCAAACCTAATGGCACGAAGGAAATGATTTCCTCCAGGACCCCAGTGAACTCCAGGAGTTGCACCAGAAAGAATTGAAACTGATCCAGATGGCTTCACTGTGGTTACACGAATTGATTCACGAACACAAAGCCATTCTGAATATGAATGATCATATTTACGAATTGTTTGATAACCTTCGTCCATCCATTCACGAACTGCTGGCAAACCTTTTTGATCTGCAAAAGATGCAATACCAGTAAGAGATGTACCAATACGGCGATTACGTTGCATGATACCGTTTGTCTGTTGCCAGTGTGTAGGAAGAAGTGTTACAGTTTTTCCATATAAATATGCAAATTTTAATGTACGAAGAAAATCTTCTTTGTCTTCATGTCTATTTAAATGAACTTCAACCAATGTGCATAACTCATATGACTCTAATGGTTGTTCTGCACATGGATTAAAACCCATTACACGATAATCTTTTCCATCGGAAGGATCTGCAAGACGTCCATAATTACGAGCAACATCAAGCCAAATAAAACCTGGCTCTCCGTTATCAACAATACGATCAACATATTGTTCATAATTCATTCCCACTGTTGCAGATATAGAGTTGTTTGACATCCATGCCCAACCTGGTTTTTCTGGATCAAAAGAATTTCTTTCTGGATAAACCTCTGAATTTTTTAAATTAATAAATGTATCATCTCCAGCAGATCCTAGTGCTAGGGTGGCAGAACGACGAACATTTCCAGCCACTACACAAGTTCCAATAAGATTAATAATGTCTACGATAGCCCTAGAATCTAACGTTTCCCCTGCTCTATTGCCTATTACAGACCTTATATTGTCGTGTAGCCTGATAAGTGGTGCAGGACCACTTGCTGTGCCACCAAAGCCCTTTATAGGGGCTCCAAGAGGCCTAATAAGGTCGTAGTTAAAGGCTTGAATGCTTTGGTTAGGACGTAAAAATGAGTTAATTAATAGCCTGACTGATTCAACCCAGCCCTCACGAGTGTCTGGTATTTCATAAATCTGCTCTGGTTCTGTAGGGGCATAGATTGGAAAATTCTTATCCTGTCCTACTGTATCAAAACCTACACCAATTCCCAACATCAAAGCATCCATGACCCAAGCAAATAATGCACCTGGATCATTTTTATCTAAATCCTTTGTTGATACCATAGCACAATTTTGTAGTGCTGCAGAATTCTTTTTTTCCATAGTCATGGCTGTTCCAAATGTCCACATTCCACGTCCTGGTGGAGTCCACTTTAAATTAAACATTCTGTCAAACGCTTCTTGCGCTGATTTTTGAGCCTTGTAATCATTCCATGGTAAACGATTTTCTTTAGCATGGTTCTTTTGAACTGAATACATTCCTTCGATTACACGACGACAAACTTCATGCCAGCGTTCTTTAGTTCCATCATCTTTCATTCTTGAGTATGTACGAATAAAAGTAATTTCTCCCAATGAATTGCCACCTGCATCAACAAAACCAAATGGACTTTGCTCTTTTGTATATTCTTTGATAAACTCATCGGTTAATCTAAAACTAAAAAAATCTGACATAGTGTTTCTCCTTTTAAAAAACTGTAGTGACTAAATTATAGCAGTGTTTTAGGTTTTTAAAAACTGTACCTAAACTTTAAGTTAATAGTTGTTATACAAACATTAAAAAGGGGCCAGCAGTTATGCCAGCCCCCTTCCTTTGAACAGATTAAAAAGGGGCCAGCAGTTATGCCAGCCCCCTTCCTTTGAACAGATTACTTCTTTGTTGAGTATCCTACTGGACACTTTGGTGCTACGCCAGTAACCTTTTTAACAAGTTTACCTTTATAGCATGTAATTGTTTTCTTAGGAGCAACAATCATTTGAAGTTGCTCAATTTGCTTTGTAATAGATGCAATAAGTGCTACGATTCCATTAAGAACCTCAGCATTGCTAATTGCACCATCAGCAATTTTATAAGAAATTGTTTTTGCAGAATCTGTAGATACGTATGCTGGAAGATCTACGATCATATTATATGTACCATTAACATTATTAACGGTAAACTTATATGTCTTTACTCCTTGAGCAAATGTATCTGCTGATGTTGGAGCAGCAACTGCTGTCATTCCACCGCCAGAAATAGCAACGCCACTTCCAACTGTAGATGTGTCAGCAACCTTTGCACCATTAATATCTGTTGCAGAAATTGTCAATGTAGCAATTTCACCTGGAACATAAGAGTTCTTATCAAGAGATACTGTGTACTTATTTACACCTAGACCACATGCAGCAATAAACTCATTAGAGTAAATTGTTGTTAGATCAGAAAGAACATGCTTAATTCTTACAACAGATGAGCCTGATGTAGAAGCACATGTCCATCCACCAGTTGCAACAGCAGTTGATGAAGATGCTCCACCTACTGAAACTGAAGTAACTTGTGATGTGTACTTAGTGGTATCAGCAGTTGGAGTAATTCCAGATAACTTATTTCCTAAAGCATCTAGAACAACAAAGTCATATGTTCCTGTACGTGCTCCACCAGACAAAGCAATATCGACTCCTGTTACAGAAATTGATGCTGCACGACCTGTAAAGGTAATGCTCTTGCTTGCAAGAACTGTTCCATTGAATGAAACTGTAATTGTTGTGTTAACTGGCTTGTTAGCATTTGCAGTTCCTTGCTTTACATAAAGAACTCCACCAACACCAGTCTTTGCTGCGGTTGAAACTTCTACAGATGGAGAAGCATCCCATGCAACAATAGCACCACCAGTTGCTGTTGCTTGTAGGACTCCACTTGTTGAAAGTGTTGCACCAAAAGCATCTTTTGTTAGAACATTGACATAGCCAGTTCCTTCATTTGCAACTACTGTAGATCCTGCAACGTCAACATTGGTTGACAATGTTCCTGCTGTTGCTGAATCCTGAACACGAACAAATGAATCTGCTACTGACAAAATATTTGTCTTTGCAGTTGTTCCTGCATAAATTGTTTTAATATCAATTGTAGAAGTGGTTGATCCAACCTTCTTCTTCTGAGTAATTGTAATTGTTCCCTCTCCAGTAATGTTTACTAGAACTGGTGAAGGAAGATTTACTGCAGTTGTTGTATCTGCTGTAAATGTAAATGTCTTACCAAGATTAGTAAGAGCCAACGTTGCTGCATTGCTACTTGCTGCTGTATAAGCACCAAAAATAGCAGGACCAGAAATTTCCAAAGACAGATTGTCTCCTGCTGTTGCAGCAAGAGTATCAGATGTTGTTAATGCAACAATTGAATTAACTCCTGCCTCTGCTTTAGTTGTATCTGTTAATACTGTGACACCACGAGCCCCTGCAGATAGTGAATCAGATAATACATATCCGTTACTCACTGCTGCTGATGCTTGAGGAAGAACAGTAAAAAATGTGCTTGTCATTGCTGCAGCGACAACAAGTGCGATCTTTTTTAATGAATTCATTTTTCTCCTATTTCTTTATATTAGATTGAACCTATCCAAATAATCTTTTACGTCATTCGGCATAGGTTTATATTGTATCACGTTGCTTGCATTGGTGTCAACTTGACGTGGCTTATCTCTAAACGTATGAATCTCTACTTTAGAGTTTTGTATTTTTGGAGTATGAGAAATCGCACCAAAAATAGATCCACATACAGCATCCGCCAAATCTTTTGATTTTTTACGTGGGTGATCAACTTTATCATTTTTCATAATTTTTAACTCAGTTAGTTCTTCAAATAATAAATCAATGGCAGGCATTACAAGTCTTTCTTCATATACCAACATTGCCATATCCTCATAATGTTTTTTGGCTACAGAAACAGTTTCAGTCTTCATGCCGACTGCGTTTAACTCATTTTGAATGTCAAATGATTGCCAACGGTCAAATGAAACCATTCCAATATTAAATCCAAGCCTACGTAGATTTTGTATCCATTGTTTTACTTCCGACAGATTGACTGGTCCTTCGACTTTTGGTTCCCACCAAGCAACTGCATCTACAACAACTATTGGGGCAACTTGTTCATAATTGTTAATAACTTGAATGTTTACCCATTTTTCTACATGTGATATAGCAAATCATCAATTTTTCTTGTTGGGTTTACTTCCCATGTAGGACGCTTTAACGCAAATACTCCAGGATACTTATATGCCTTAATGTAATCCTCTTCCCACTCAATTGTAAATTGATTATCTTGATTATCAGAATCTAAAGTTGGATTAATTATAAATGTATGTTTTTTTGCTAATACTTCTTTGTCAATAACAACGTCGTCATAGCGTTGAGAAATAAAGTCGCCTTGATAACGAGGAAAAGAAAGCAAAACAACTTTACCTAAATCTGGAAAACGAGAGTCAACAGATGCACGAAACGCTTTATATATATTGTCTGCAGTTTTTCCTTGATCATTTCCAGTCATGTGATTCACGTTCAGAGTGACCAGAATATACGGTGATAGATTTATCAAATTCAATAGAGTCTGCTTTTGCATTAAACTTTCCTGCAAACCATGGAGATTTTTCAATTTTAGTTTTAAAACCTTTAAAGAAAACATTTTTGGCTTGTTGAGCATTGATAGCAACGTTAATGATATCAATAGCATCTCCTGTAGGCTTTCCAAAATATCTTGCTGGATCTTTAAGGCATAGTAATTTGTATACAATATAGCAACAAGCAACTGTAGATGTAAAATCTTTTCCGCTACCCTTTCCTAGTTGCAGAATAATTTCATTTTTTGTATATTTATCATAATATTTTTCTCCCTCAACTGATCCAAGCAACGCAAGCAAATCTTCTTTTTTATAAATTTGACTCATAGCCTCAACAATGTCATATTGTATTTCTGACAGAGGAGGTTGCCCTAAATAGTCTATAGACTCTACAAATGTCTTAGCATCTACAGGAATTTCTTCAAAGTGAGTATCCTGTAATGCTTCAAAAAAATCATTGAACATCGTGGACAATTGTTATTACTTCTCCTTCTTTGGACACATCAGATAATCTTTTCATAATTAAATCACGTACCTCTGGATGAGACGATGCAATATCTCTTAAGATTCCTACTAATACTTCTTGACGTTTTTCAATCTGAATCATTTCTTCAGCCAATTCTTTATTTTCTAAAAGTCCAGCCTTTTGAAGCATTTCGATTCTAGCCTTTTCAATATCTACAACTAACTTAATACCCTGTGTTTTGGCACCAAGATTATTATTTAATGTTGCTTCATCAATAACTTCGTAAGCCCTACTAATTAATTTACTATAATGTGCATCCATACCAGCCAATGCATCTTTAGCACGGGCACGTATTGCATCATTTGCTGATGCCATCACTTTCCATTCATTAATAAAAGCAACAACACGAGTTCTTGGAATATCTAAATCTTTAGAAATTTTTGTTGGATCATTTCCTTTTAAGTATTCACCAACAACATTATTCATTTGGTCTAGATGAGCCACTACATCTTGTTCAGTTGTCATTTTTTTCCTTCGCAATCTTAAGTAGGATTAAATATCCAATGAGGTCATCAATATCATTGTCTCCAACGTATTCTGTACCCTTCATTAATCTACTTAACTTGTCATCAATTCTAACTCTAAGTTGTTCTGCTGGGTCTGACTTACTAAAAATCCTGACTGGATCTAAAGCAGAATCACCATATGCAATATTTTTTTCAATAAGCATTTGTGCTATAGAATGAGAGGTTGCCCAAATATTAGGTCCAGACGGTGCGCCAATAGACTTTAAATATAAATCCTGACAACTAAACTCTTTAACGTCTTCGTATACTGGTTTAAGTTTCATCTTCTTCATCCTCCCAATCAAATGCTTCTGGCAAACCTTTTAATGTTGTAATTACATATGTTAGACCAGCGGCACCAATAACACCAAGTGCAATTAGTATTTTTTTTGTTTTACTCATCTCTTTGACTTCCTTAATCCAAATTTTGCAAGGTAAACATATATGGTCTCAACACTAGCACCACACTCCTTTGCAATTTCCTGTGGAGACTTTTTGTCCATAAGGTATCTTTTACGAAGCCAAGTCTCACTAGTATATAGTTTAGCAGCCATGATATTATTTGTCAACTCCAATAGCCTTATCCCAATTATTGATTGCCCAATGACCTATACCACAGGCATCTGCTACATCGTTATCTGCTATATTCTTATCATAAATAGTATTAATAAACTTAATTGTTCTTTCTTTTCTTAAATTTCTTTCAAATGCTTTGTACCAAGATATAGACTTTCCAGGATTTTTTGATCTAATAGATAACTGTTCATCCTTTGATATTTTTTTGTTACCTATATAATTTTGCCATGTAATTGGAGATACTTTTCCAACAGTATTAATTCCGTACATGGCAGCAGCACCAAGTAAGGCACCTTGAACAAGTGCTAGGTCTGCTGCGGTTTTTGGACTATTCATAAATACAGTATGCTCAATCACTATTGCTTCCGCATCTATTACTGCATCAAAATATGCAAGAGTTTTTCTTGCTGCATCCCCAACCTTTTCATAAATATCTTTGCCTTCAAAAAAAATTTTGCCGTATTGTTTTAGTTGATCTGATTCAAATAAAGAATATGCTAGACTGTTAGTGCTTGCATCTATTGCACAAATCTTTTTTGGAATATTATTTTTCATTGGCAATTCCTTTAATTTTTTTTAATATTTTTGCAACATCTTTTTTATTGACATTGCACAAATTGCATATAGTGTCATCATTATAAATAGATAAAGATGCACCACATCCAGCACATAATCTTTGTTGATTTTTTCTTTTATTTCTTTTTGTAAGAACATATCTGGCAACTATTTTTTCTTTAGTTGCCTGATCTCTACAAGAAGCACTACAATATATTTGATAACTAACGGTGGGCTTAAAAGTATTGTCGCACCAACTACACGATTTCACTTAATCCCTCTAAAGGCGCAATCTTTATTGTGCCGTCTCCAGCACTATCACACGCCTTTCTTACTGGACAAGTTTTACATACTTTTGCATTTGACCGATATGCTTTAATCGGAAGTGATCTATCTGTCCATGCTTTTCTCACTTCTTGCATCCAAGAAAATGTATTGTCTATCCATTTTCTATACACATCATTAACTTCTACTGGGAACAATAATAGTTCATGATTGTTTTTATTTTCATAAATTATAAGGCCTTTAGGCTTACCTAGTATTTTCATGTAAATTAAAACTTGCTCAACGTGATCAATTTTTGGCTTGCCAACTTTTTTTCTATATTCAAAAGCATCATTGTTAGTTGTTTTAATTTCACCAACAATATCCTCATTATTCCATTCAAGTAATGCATCTACATATCCGTAGATTGGAGGATTATCAAGAACTATTTTAAATTCAGAATCTTTAAGAATGCCAGATTTTGCCATAGCCTTTTGGATTCTTTCGTGAGACTGTGTTCCACTGTCCATATTGGCTACACCAGAAGGGGTGCTAAAATCTTCAAATACTGCTCCGTCAAAGGCCAAATACCAATATCTAGGACAAACACCGTTACCATCATTATATGTTATTGATGATGGAGCAAAAGATTTCTTTTGTTGAAATTTTTCTACTCTGTCTACAATGTATCCGTGTTCAAGGACTTCAATCATTCCAGAAACGTCA